GCTGAATAGCGGCGTTCAGTATTGGTCTGTTGGCGGCTCCGAAGCCATGCGCCTCACCAGCACAGGGCTGGGGATTGGGACGAGTTCAATTTCAAGCAAACTGGTTGTAAAAGTTCAAACTAATGCGAATGCAGAATTTAGGACGACTGATGCAATTTTTGGCACGGTCGTTGGCGGCGTTGGTATTGATGCGCTTAATGACGCTCGTTCTTCTGTTGTGCCATTTGGCATTCGCGGCAGTACGCTTTCTTTTGGGACATCCGCAGGTCTTTCGGCAACCCTCGACTCCTCCGGCAACCTCGGCCTTGGGGTGACGCCGAGTGCTTGGAGTGTGTTTAAAGCGATGGAGTTTGGCGCTGGGTCTTTTGCCAGCATCTCTAACGCCGAAATTGATATTGTTCAGAACGCTGCTTATCTTGCTGGAACTAACTGGACCTATAACGCAACTGCCGCAGCAACCATGTACCGCCAAGGGTCTGGTGCTCATTCATGGTGGAACGCCCCCTCCGGCACAGCAGGAAACGCTATCACCTTCACGCAGGCGATGACGCTTGATGCGAGTGGGCGGTGGATGCTTGGGACAACTTCGCCGTTTAATGCGATTGGCGCAAGTATTCAATCCCAAAGCGGGACTTGGGCGGCAGGCATCCATTTGCGCGGGCCAAGCGTTTCAAACGGTTGCTATTTTGCGGCGTCTACTTCTTCGACCACGACTGACTTTGAAATTTGGAACGAGCAGAACGGCTACCTTCGTTTTGCCACCAACAACACCGAACGCGCCCGTATCACCAGCGGGGGGGATTTTGTTGTTGGGAAAACAGATACCTCGCTGACGAGTGCAGGGGCTTCAATCGAGGCAAGTGGCGTTGTTGGTATGTCAACGCTTGCAACAAATGTGTTGTACATAAATCGTCAAAATGACGATGGCTCGTTGGTAGATTTTCGTCAAGCCAACACTAGTGAAGGCAATATCTCAGTCTCCGGTACCACTGTCTCCTATAACGGCGGTCACCTGTCTCGTTGGTCACAACTGCCTGACGGTTCCAAGGATGACAACATCCTCAAGGGAACTGTGATGACTAATCTTGACGCTATGTGCGAATGGGTGAAAGATGGGCAACCTTTGCCTAATGAGCAGTTAAACCGCATGAAGGTGTCCGATGTTGAAGGCGATACCAATGTGGCAGGAGTCTTTGTCAACTGGACTCGTGATGAGGATTGCAACACCGATGACATGAATGTTGCCATGACGGGTGACATGATTATTCGTATCGCTCAAGGCGTGGTGGTTCATAAGGGTGATCTGCTCATGTCTGCCGGTGATGGCACTGCCAAGCCGCAGGGTGATGACATCCGAAGAAGCAAGACCGTTGCTAAAGTCACCTCCACCCATGTCACTTGCACATACGCAGACGGTTCCTATTGTGTGCCGTGTGTGCTGATGGCCTGTTAACTTACCCCTGAAAGGAAACTAACATGACCCCAGTTTGGCAAATCCAATGGATGCAAACAACCACCACATCAGCCACACCGCCTGAAGCCGTTATCACAGTGGGTTGGGCCTGCAACGGTGAGCAAGTAGACAATGGCAAGACGTACTCAGCCTCGGTTTATTCAACTTGCACACTACCACCGGCTGACCCTGCCAGCTTCATCCCTTACCAAGACCTGACACAGCAAGAAGTGTTGAATTGGATTTGGGCCAATGGCGTGGACAAAGCCAGTGCCGAAGCTGCGGTGCAGAGCAATATCGATAACCAGATCAATCCTCCGGTGATCACGCCACCGCTACCTTGGGCGGCTTAATCCATGAAGACATTCACGTTCACACTGGATGCGCAGCAAGCGCAAATGCTTATCAACATTGTTGGTAGCCTGCCCACGCACTCTGGCGCATACCCATTGTTTGAATTGCTAAAGACTCAAGCCGAATCGCAACTCCAAGATAGTCAAGGTGAAGGACATGACACCCACTGATAGCGCAATGGCAAAAATCGAAACCCATGAGGCCGTATGCGAAGAGCGATACGGACAGATCAACGCCAGACTCAAGCGCTTAGAGATGGTGGTTATGACTACGGCTGGAACGATCATCATTTTATTGCTGAACCTGGTGCTTAAGGTCAAGTAATGCTCACGCTTTTATCAACGCTCCTGTCATTCTTAGCCGGGGGCGTGCCTAAGTTGCTTGATCTTTGGCAGGACTCCAAGGACAAGGCGCACGAGCTAGAACTTGCCCGTATGCAAAACGAGCGTGAGCGCGAGTTAGCCGCCATGGGATTGCTTGCGCAACAACGCATCGAAGAGATTCACACTGAGCAAGTGGCGATGCAAACGCAAGCCGAAGAGATGAAAGCGTTGTATGCTCATGACATTGCAATTGGCGAGGGAACGAGTCAGTGGGTTAAGAACGCCAGAGCGTTAGTGCGTCCTGTGCTGACCTATGGCATGTTCATGCTATTGGTATTCGTTGAGATTGGCGGATTCTGGTACGCGTGGACAACGAACGTGCCATTCGATTTAATGCTTGATCAATTGTGGGATGACGATACGCAGCAGATTTGGGCCGCGATTGTGGCCTTTCACTTTGGGTCACGAGCATTTGCGAAATGATCAGCGAACGCGCCCTCCAAATGATCAAGCATCACGAAGGTGTGCGCGTGCGCCCTTATCGCTGTCCGGCGTTGCTTTGGACCGTGGGTGTGGGCCATGTCATTGACCCATCGCACATCAACATCAAAGTTGAAGAGCGCAAAGCCTTACCTATTCCGCCAGGTTGGGATCGCACCTTATCAATGGCGGAAGTTGATGAGATCCTTACAAAGGACTTACGCCGCTTTGAGGCTGGCGTACTACGATTGTGTCCTGCTGGTCTTACTCAGCCTCGCCTTGATGCACTCACATCATTTTCGTTCAATGTTGGGCTAGGCAACCTGCAACGATCAACGTTGAGGATGCGCCATAATCGTGGCGACTATACGGGCGCAGCAGTTGCGTTTAAGATGTGGACTAAAGCGGCAGGGAAAGAGTTGCCGGGCCTGGTCAAACGCCGCCGCGATGAAATGGCCCTTTACATGAGCAACTAATCATGCCACTTGTCCCGATCAAATTACCACCAGGCATTTATCGAAACGGCACCGAGTATCAGTCTCAAGGCCGCTGGTATGACGCCAACCTCGTAAGATGGTTTGAGGGAACACTTCGCCCAATGGGCGGATGGCGTAAATGGTCAAACAATCAAGTGTCAGGTGTGCCGCGTGGCATGTATGCGTGGCGGGACAACTCATCAAATGTTTGGCTAGCCGTTGGCAGCGCTTCCAAGCTGTACGTTTACCAAGGCGATGGCGATTACGCAGACATTACACCAACGGGTTTTAGCGCAGGCCGCACTGATGCCACAGGCTCAATCGGTTATGGCAGCGGTGATTATGGCGAGCAGGCTTATGGCGTTGCACGCATTCCATCAAGCAATTCAGGTGTGCTGCCCGCCACTACCTGGTCCATGGATAACTGGGGCCAGTATCTTGTGGCGTGCAGCGACTACGATGGAAAACTTTACGAGTGGCAGTTAGACTTTGCAACGCCAACCGATGCAGCGGCCATTACAAACGCGCCAACGAGTTGTAAAGGATTGGTGGTTAGCGAAGAGCGATTCTTATTTGCCCTTGGCGCAAGTGGCGATCCGCGAAAGGTTGCTTGGTCAGACCAAGAGGACAACACAACATGGACCGCCGCCGCTAACAACCAGGCGGGTGACTTTATCCTTTCAACGCCAGGCTCGATTATTTGCGGGCGCCGCGTGCGCGGTGGGGTGCTGATCCTAACTGATGTGGATGCCCACTTGGCGCAGTACCAAGGGCCGCCATATGTTTATGGGTTTGAAAAAGTTGGCACAGGGTGTGGCGCGGTGGGCGTGTTAAGCATCGCCGCCGCTGATACGTTTGCTGTTTGGATGGGTTCTTCAGGCTTTTGGCTATACGATGGTTATGTGAAGCCTTTGTCATCTGATGTATCTGACTATGTGTTTCGTAATATGAACCGAGGCCAGATCAGCAAAGTGAACGCCGTACACAATTCAAAGTTTGCCGAAATTGTGTGGTTTTACCCGTCATCCGAGAGCAACGAAATTGATAGTTATGTGGTGTGGAATTATCGAGAAAACCACTGGACGATTGGCACATTGGGCAGGACCGTAGGAACGGGTCAGGGCGTATTTACATCACCACTGATGTGCTCATCCGATGGTTACGTGTATGAGCATGAGGCCGGATGGAACTATGATGGCAGTACGCCATACGCCGAATCGGGTCCGTATCAGATTGGCGCTGGTGATAATTTGCTTGTGGCGGATCAACTCATTCCTGATGATCTAACGCTTGGCGATGTAACGGCAACCTTTAAGACGCGTCTATACCCTACCGCTACAGAAACAACGCATGGTCCTTATTCGTTAGCCAATCCAACGTCAGTGCGTTTGCAAGGCAGGCAAGTCAAGGTCCGTGTGAACGGTAACAACAACACCGATTGGCGAGTAGGGATCATGCGTTTTAACGCCAAGCAAGGCGGTAAGCGATGAAACTTCCGCGTCCAGGTGTTAAGTATGACCAGATTGAAGAGCAATCGTTTCGGCGTGCGTTGGAGTTAGCAGACACTATCAATCGCAAAAAGAACGCTAACATCGAAATGGGTCAGGATGAACTGATCATTATTCGTTCGCCTAATGGCACGCGTTTTTACTTGAGCGTATCTAATCTTGGCGTTCTAACCGCCACAAGTATGTAAGGAATTGCTATGGCGCTGCCCGTATTTGACGATAACTGGTTTCAACAGGGTCCGGCTGAAAAGATTCGTCGGTTTATGGCGGCTGGAACCACGCTTGACGAATTAAGAAGTATTGCAAGTGATTCAGATATTGCTTGGATGCTTACGCCAGTTTCTCAAGGTGGCGGCGGATTTGTTGCGGCGCAACCTCCTGCGCCTGAACCTATACCTGAGCCGCCACCAACGCAAGGATTGCTTGATAGCGCTTACTACAATCCGGAGCCTGAGCCGTTGTTGTATTCATACGAGCCACCACCGCCACCTGTTTACGAACCGCCGCCACCTGTTTACGAGCCGCCTCCACCTGTTTACAGACCGCCAGTGCAAGAGCGCCCGCCCGTTGATCCTGCCACTGCAACAGTTACCGAAGCACAACCAGTGGCACTAACACGATCGGCGGCTGCGGCTGCGCCACAGTCTGAAATACTTCGTCCGTTTGGTGTTTATAACTGGGATCGATTTGGATCATTGGCGAGTAAGCAAGCGCTTGTTCAAAACATGCGCAATGACGGTTACAGCGTTCAGCAAATTAGAGATGAAATATCTAGGATTGAACCTGATAGGTCAGCGCTGACAGAAAGCAATTTTGAACTTCTTGGATTGGCGGCACCTGTTGTGGCGCAAACTGACGTTACAACGCAAACTGGTTTGCTTGATACGTCGTTGCAAACAGGGCTTGATCGAGGGGCAACAGTGAGAACGCAGCAGGATTCAACCGCATCCATTCAGCCAACAACAGTGAGAACGCAGCAAGACTCTACCGCATCCACTCAATCTTCAGCGATTTTGCGCCCATTTGGTCAGTATGAATGGGATCGCACCGCAAGTCTCGCCAATAAGCAGGCATTGGTGCAGCGCATGATCAATGATGGATTTACGCCAACGCAAGTACGCAATGAAATATCGCGCCTTGAGCCTGATAGGTCAGCGCTTACCGAGTCAAACTTTGAGTTGCTTGGATTGGCGGCACCGACAACAACGCAAACAACGCAAACGACAACGCAGCAACAAGTCAAGCCAACGACGCAACAACAATCGCGTGTAGTAAATATTTTTGGCCTTGATTGGGATCGTGACGCAACGCTTGAGCAAAAGCGCGGACTTGTTCAGCAGTTGCTTGCTATGAATTACACGCCAGCGCAAATCAGGGCGGAAATCATTCGGCTTGACCCAACACCCGTTGAGGCAACCTCATTTGAAGCGTTGGGCATACCGATCCCAACAACAAGAAGAAGTACCACTGAACGCACTGGCGGCACACGTCTTGAGTCAGGTGAGATGCAATACAACATTGCACCGATTACCGACTATGAGCAACGCGCAGGCTTGGCGCCGACAGGTTTGCTGAGTTACGGATATGGTCCAGAGCAAGGATTGTTTAGCGATATTGCAACGCGTCCCGAAGTGCGTCAAACGCAAGCGGCAAATCTTGCCGCCATGCAAGCCGCAGCACCAACTGCAAACACTGTGGCGGGTTTGGTAAATCGTGGATTGCTTACCAATCAAGCGCCAACAGCTGGAGTATTGGCGGCAAACCAGGCGTTGATGAATCAAGTGCGCAACGTGTCTACCCAAACACCGCTGGATAAAGCCGCGTTTTACAATCAGTTGCGCGGTCAGGGTTACAGCGATCAGCAAATTCAAAACCTTGTTGGCGCGTCCATTGGTTACCAAACGCCGCAAGATTTCAACTATCTCCGCCAACTCGGTCAAACCGTACAAATGGCGCCTCAACTTCAGCAGAGAACCCCTGAGAACAAGGCGTCTTACTTTAACGATTTGCTCAATAGCGGTTTGAATTACGATCAGGCATTGAGCGTTATCAACACGGGCGTTGGTCAGCAATCCAGTCAAGACTTGTTAGAGCTTGCCAGGCTGGCATCAGCGCAACGCGCACAACCTACGGCGATGATAAATACCGCGCCAGGTGCATTTAGCCAAGGTTTGCTGGCTGGCGGATTTCCTTCAGTAGCGGGTCAAACATTACTTGGATTTGGCGCGTGAATGATTTAGCGCACTGGGATCGATGCTCGCCATACCTTGAAGCGGCGTTGCGCTTTAGCCATGGAACGCATACCATTGAAGACGTCCGAAAGGCTGTTATTGACAAGGCGATGCAATTTTGGCCTGGTCAGCAATCCGCAGTCATCACTGAGGTCCACGTTTACCCGCAAAAGAAAGCGCTTCATTACTTTTTAGCTGGCGGCAAACTGGAAGAACTCTCAGCCATGCGCCCTATTATTGAATCGTGGGCGCGTCATATCCAATGCAACATGATCACGCTATCCGGAAGACGAGGTTGGATTCGTTCGTTTTTGGCGGATGAAGATTACAAGGAATGTTGGACGGTTATGTCCAAGGAGTTATCACTATGAGCAAAAGCGGCGGCGGTCAAACAACTCGCGTTGAACTTGATCCAGAGTTTAAGACGGCAGCGCTCGATGTATACGGCAGAGCGCAACAAATTGCCGATCAACCTTATACGCCATACCAAGGCGCACGCATAGCGGCACCAACTCAAGCCACGCTTACTGGTTTGCAGCGTCTTGCGCAAGTTGAACCAACTTCCGCCACAACACTTGGCTTACAGCAGTTAGCGCAAGCCGGGCAAGTTGGTCCAGGAACCGCAACGGTTGATTACGCAACGTCGTTGGCGATGCAACCATCAGGCATTGCGCAAAACATTGGGCAGTTTACCAATCCGTTTCAAACGCAAGTGATCAATACGGCGCTGCAAAACATTGAGATGCAACGCCAACAGCAACAACTTGGCAATCAAGCCGCTGCCACTCGCGCCCGCGCCTTTGGCGGATCGCGCCAGGGCGTGCAAGAAGCGCTAACAAATCAGGCAGCACTCATGGCCGCAGGCCAAACGGCTGGCAGTTTAGCTTATCAAGGGTTTGGTCAGGCGGCGCAACTTGCGCAGCAAGACGTTGCGGCTCGCCAGGCGCAGGCTGCGCAACTGGCAGGGTTAGGCGCACAGCAACAAGCAATCCGCCAACAACAAGCACAGCAATTGCTTAGTGCCGGTGGTGCTGAAGATGCTTTACGCCAAGCACAAGCGCAACAACTCATGCAAGTTGGCGGCATTGAGCAAGGCTTGCAACAACAGCAACTTGATTTGGCGTACCAAGACTTTTTACGCCAACAAGGTTATCCGTTGCAGCAACTTGGCATTCTTCAAGCCGGTCTTGGTCAGTTTCCCGCCGAGAATCAACAAATTTCTACGCAACGCATGTCCCCTGGTCAGCAGATCGGTCAGGGCGTTAGCACTTTGGCGTCGTTGGCCTACTTGTTTGCACCTTCAGACAAACGCATGAAGGAAAACATTGATCGCATGGATTCGCCGCTCTCCCAAATTGGGAAACTTTCCGGTTATGACTACAACTACAAGGGCGATGATCAACGAACGGGCGGCGTAATGGCGCAAGACGTTCGCCGTGTCATGCCTGATGCTGTAGCGCAAGGCAATAACGGCATGATGGCGGTGAATTACCCGAAAGTGACTGGGCTACTGGTTGAAGCTGTAAAGGAACTTGACCGCAGGACAAGGGGATAAGCATGGCGTCTTTACTAGACTTTTTCACGGGCAGCGGAAGCTACAGCGGTCAGCAAGTGCCGAACTCGCCTGAAGCCGCATCGCAAGGTTACGCGCCAAACATACTTGACCGTTTTGGCACTGGACTTGATCGCTTGCAGCAGTATCCTGGTTTGCCCGCCATGCCAATGGACGAAGAAGAACGCCGCAGGCAGCGATTACTAACGCTTGCGCAATTAGGCTCAACGGTTGCCCGTGGCGGCACACTAGCCGAAGGTTTGCAAGGTGTGCAGCAACAAGGGTTGCAAAGGCAGTTGTTTCAAATGCAATTGGCTCAAATGCAGCAACAACAACTTCGTGAACAAGCATTACGCCAAGCATTAACAGCGCAACCAACTGAGGCGCAACGGTTTCAGGCTGGCGTTGCCGCCATGGGCGCTGAAGGTATGGGTCCGACGGTTACCGCTGCCGCAGCGCAACAAAAGGCTGTTGCAGCAGCAAGACCTTTTGCAAGCCTTACGCCAGAGCAACGATTGATTGCGTCGCAAATGCCTTATGCAGAGGCAGTCAAGTACATTGGCGAAAATGTTAAGCCTGAAGAGTACGGCACAGGAACCAACACGGGCATGATTGGCGGAAGGCCTGTTAGCTATGTGGTTGGCAAGCGCGGCGGTATTAAAGTGCTTGATGTAGCGCCACAGCCTAACGAAGAGCAAATCAAAACAGGAAACAGAATTCTAATTCGTGACAAGAATACGGGTAAGACCGTTGGCACTTACGATGTAGAAATGTCGCCCGCTGAAGTTGCTACAGACTTAAGAGCACTAAGCGCACAAGATTTGAATGAGCGCAAGTTTGCATTTGATAAACGGCAAACAGCGCAGCAAAATATTTTTAGAGAACGTGAGCTTGGACTTAGAGGGCGGGAAGTTGATTTGTCAGCGTTGCGTGCAGCACAAGGAGACGTTGACCTGGTTACGGATGCCGCCGGAAATATGTTCTATACATCAAAGACCATGACGCAACCAACAAGGCAAATTGTTGGGCCAACGGTTGGCGACACAATGGGACAACCATTAAAAGGTAAAGGCCAACCCATTCCGACTACGCTAACGGAAGAGTTTGTCCAAAATCAATCAAGCGTTAATTCAATTGACAGAACTATCAAACTTTTAGAAGAAAACCCAGATGCTGTAGGCCCAATTACCGGAAGAGTGCCATCAGCCATTCGTGATCCATTTGCAAACCAGAGCAATGTTGAAACGCGTGCCGCTGTTGCTCAGATTGGAAGCACGTTGATTAAAAACATTTCTGGCGCTACGGTTCCGTTAGGCGAGGTTGACAGGCTTAGACCTTTCATTCCATTTGCGTCAGATGATCCGGAAACTGTGAAAACAAAACTAAGAAACTTAAAGAAAGAAATTGTCAACATTGAGGAAGAACGCAAGAAGCAGTACACAGCACAAGGCATGAACTATCCGTCACTATCTGGACGAATAGCCATACCAGGCGCACCAAGCCTTGTGGACAAATACAATCTTACGCCAAGGAGATAAGCAATGACGAACCTTGAGCGGGTTTCCGCCAACATGCGCAAGATGTTTGAGCAAGGCGCTCCGCAGTCGGATATGGAGGCTTACTTGCGCTTAGAAGGTTACACGCCGTCGCGTTACCTTGGCGCTATGGCGAGGCAACGTCGAGGTGTTGGCGAGGTTGAGGCAGGCGCATTTCGCACCTTCATGCAAGGCTTAACGTTTGGCTTTTCCGATGAGATTGAAGCTGCGGTTAAAGCGGCGTTCACGAAAGGATCATACCAGGACAACGTTGAAGCAGTACGCGAAGGCATCAAGGAATACCAAAAGCGCAGTCCGGTAGCCGCGGCAAGTAGTGAGCTTGCTGGCGCTTTATTGCCTGCCGCTGTAACGATGGGCGCTGCTGTTCCAGCCGTTGCCGCACGCGCACCCCAACTTGCCGGGGCAGTAACCAGAGGCGCACAGGCCGTGACAAGCGCTTTACCGTCTGCTCTGCAAGGCACCAACATTGGCGCACAGGTTGGCCGCGGCGCACTGATGGGCGCTGCCGGTGGCGCGTTGGGTGGTGCGGGGCAAGCTGAAGGCGGTGCAGTTAATACGCTTCAAGGTGCAGCCATAGGCGCTGGCCTTGGTGCCGGTGTTGGTGCCGCCATACCGCCAGCCATGGGACTTGCAGGCTACGGCGTTAACAAGGCGCGTGACGTGTTAGGAAGAAGCGGTGCCGCTGCGCAACAAAAGGCGGCGCAACTCATCATTCAAGGCATGGAGCGTGACCAATTAACGCCAGCCGAATTGCAGCGCAGATTGATGCAGGCAACGCCAGGCAAGCAAACAACGCTTGCTGATATTGGCGGTGAATCGTTGCTATCGCGTGCCGCTGGTGCTGTTAATACCCCTGGTGCCGCCAAAGGTCCGAGAGGTGAGTTCTTGCAAGAACGTGTTCGCACACAATCGGATCGTGTTATTGCTGATTTGGCGGCAGCAGCGCAAGAGCGTTTACAAAACACCAATATGTTATTGCGTGACTTAACGGAACAGCAAAAGCGCAAAGCGGCACCGCTATATGCCGCGGCATATGACACACCTGTTGGCGTACTAAACGATAAAGAGTTGTTGGCTTATCTGGATCGACCGGCGTTTAAGAAAGCTTACGCTCGCGCGGTAAGTATGGCCTCCAACGAAGGCGAATCATTGCCACAAATCTATCGCTTTAAGACTGATGGTAATGGGCGTCCAATTTACGATGAAGATGGCTTGCCTGTTTATGGCGAGCTAGAAGATTTGCCGAACGTCAAGATTCTTGATTGGGTTAAGCGCGGCCTGGATGATGTGATCAACGCCAAGCAAACCAAGGAAGGGTTTGCGTCTACCGAGGCAAGAATCATTCGTAACGCAAAGAATGAATTCCTTGATCGTTTAGACACCTTGGTACCAAAGTACAAAGATGCAAGAGCTGCGTTTGCTGGTGACGCAGCACTAAAAGACGCCATTGACCAAGGTAGAAAAGTGTTCTCAATGCCTGAGAACGATTGGCGCGAAGTGGCGGCAGACTTCAACAAACTTACCGACATGGAACGCAATATGTTCCGCGCTGGTGTTGTGGATGCCGCCAAGATACAAGCAGATCGTATTACCCGTGAATTTGGAACCGCGCGCGATGTAACGCGCTTATTCGATAACACGCAAACGCTTGGACGATTGCGCGCGGCATTTCCTGATACACAGTCGTTTGATACGTTCCGCAATCAACTTGGTGAAGAAGCGCGATTTACTGAAGTGCGCAACCGCATTTTGGCTGGATCGCGCACAGCGCCTTTGGCCGCGGAAATGGCTGAACAGGGCGGTCCAACAGGCGCAGCGGTTGGGTCGGCCATTATCCAAGGCAATCTTCAGCCGATTGCATCACAGTTGCTTGGACAGGCTATGCAACGCGGTGCTGGAAATGTCGGCGATGTGGCGGAAATACTTGGCCGCGACTTATTGACGCCACTAACGCCACAAAGCCTTGACGCTTTGATGCGGCGATTAGCCACGCAACAAGAGGCCATGGCTCGCGGTGAAGTTGCTCGAGCAACGACGCGTCCGATGGTCGGCGGGGCGCTCGGCCAGTTGGCAGGGCAAGCCGCCGCTCCGGAGCAACCGTTTAGGCTTGATGTGATGGGTACAGCCGACACCATGACTGACGAAGAGAAACGTCTTGCAGGATTGCTGCAATAGCGTAAAATACCAACGCTGTCTCCTTTTTCTGTTGTCGATTCTCCCCCTGAGATCTTAGCCGCCTACCGTTGGCGGCTTTTTTTTGGCCGTTTGTCAGAAATGAGCCAATCATTTAGTAAACATGGTGCATGATTGCAAACCATGAAAATCATTCTCGGTATTGATCCAGGTTTGAGCGGCGCTATCGCAGCCGTTCAAGGTCAGAAACTTGTAAGCGTCTTTGACATGCCAACGGTTGAACGAAAGGTTGGCAAGTCAGTGAAACGCTTTGTTGCGCCGCACGAACTCCATACGGAGTTGGCGGCATTCTTGATTGACCATGAGTGCGAATGCTTTATTGAGCAAGTATCCGCCATGCCAGGCCAAGGCGTAACAAGCATGTTTAATTTTGGACGCTCGCTCGGTAATGTGGAAGGTGTATTGGCAAGCCTGAAGATTCGCTATCACTTTGTACCGCCATTGACATGGCAACGCGCTGTGCGCTTAACAGGTGGCAAGGAAGGCGCACGCGCTTTAGCGATGCAAATGTTTCCCGAAATGAGTTCAGCGTTTAGCCGTGTCAAGGATAACGGGCGGGCGGACGCTGCGCTGATTGCTTTATATGGTTCGATGCAATAGGAGTTAAAACGATGAGCACACAGGAAGTGGAGAACCTGAAGGAGTTGCTGGCGTATACCCGCCAAATCGCAGCCGATTCAGATCGCAAGTTAAGAACCGCCAGGCAATTTATTGGCGAGTTAACCGACGTTGAACGACTTGGCGGTCAAGTGACTGACCAGGTGCGTGGTCAAGCCATGACTGTTTTGCAAAGGATCATGTGATGCTAGTGCAAGTCAATGGTGAAACCGTGGTTGTTGTGGATCGGCCAAAGATTGGATCAGCCTATGAGCCGCCAAAGCCAAACTATTTGGCGGACGATCAGTTGTGGATACAAAGTATCTACACGTTCAAGCGCGTACCGGCCTATGCGATCCGCGACAGGCAAGCCAAGTTGCTTTTGCTTGGTTCGCTTTACTTTGGCGGTGTCTTGATGCTTGGACAGATTGCACGCTACTTGTTGCAGCGATGAAGATGCCTTTTGTCAAAAACTTTTCACTTAACGCTTTATGGCGGGCATTGTCCCGCCAACCAGAAAGGGATCGTAATGGAACAAAAAGTGACGATTGTTGCAACGGGGACTGTTACCAGGGCAGACGCTGTCCATGGCGAGCATCAGGCGGACGACACGTTTGGTTTCGAGGCGATAGCACCGAAAAAAGGTAGAACGCCAAAAGCTAACGTTGAGGTTGGCGAACTCGAAAAGCGTTTGAATGTTGCATTAGAGAACTTGGCGGATTGCGTTGAAACGCTCAAAGGTTTAGAAAGCTATGGACGTTTTAACGATTCTGTTGTTCGCCGCCGCGCACTTGAGTGCCTAAAAAGGATTGGCGAATGGGCATAAAAATGATCGTGTCAACGGTCCGTGTTGATAAGGGATCGTTACACGTTTTGGCGGCAAGCGTTGATGCCTATGCGCCAGAGGTTGACCTTTGCATTGAGAACGGTAAAGGACCAACGTTTGGCGATGACTACAACCGAGCCATTGAGCGTTTCATGTCCAAGGATGACGAAGGCGTGATCATCGCCAACGATGACATTGTGCTTGCTCCTTATTCGTTGCGATTGCTGATGGAGGATGTTGAAGCGTTAAAGAAATTGTGCGGCGCTAAATTGGGATTGGTTGCGGCTCGATCAGACTATGTGCGCCCTTCGCAAAACATCCGTGTGCCTAGAGATGATAGAGACCAGTTTGTTGGAATGCGATGGAAGGGCGAGGGCGCTATAAAAAAGAATCACGTTGTATCGCCATTGTTTGCATGGCTTCCGAGAGTTGCTTTCGAGCAAGTCAAATTCCCGCCATTGAATTGGTTTAGTGATGATGTGATGTGCGCTGACTTAGTTGCTTTGGGTTTTAAGCACTGGATCAGCAGAAGCTATATCCACCACGTTGGATCAATGACGATTGGCGTTGACATGAAATCGAACTTACAGAAATCGTTACCGTGGTTACGAGAAAACAGACCTGATTACATCAAACAATGGGGAATCGAATGATACCGATAAGGATTGTGGCGTGTACTCGCCATAACAGAAAGGACTTTGCAGGAACGCCGTTGGGCGTAACGATTCAACGCTTTTCGCATCTGTCGTTCATTGAGGCGCAACTGTTTACGAACAACACCGTAGGACTTTGCCAGCGTTATAACGAAGCCATTGAAGCCGCAAAGAACGATCCGGCGTTGCTTGTGTTTGTGCATGATGACGTTGAGATTGTTGATTGGTATTGGTACATGCGCTTAGGAGCGTCACTCGATGACCATCACTTGGTTGGCTTGGCGGGTAACTGTCAACCATCACCGGGCCAAACATCATGGGCTATTACGGACATGGAGGGCACGTTATCGGATCGCCAATCATGGGCCGGTTGCGTAGCGCGTGGCAACGGTGAGTATTTAACAAGTTGGGATGTGTTTGCATCGCCAAATCGTGAAGTGTCATTGATTGACGGTTTGTTTATGGCGGCTTACTCGAAGACGTTTCATGACAACGATATAAGGTTTGATGAGCAATTTACCTTTCATCACTACGACATGGACATATGCCGCCAATTCACAGAGAAAGGCTTATCAATTTATGTGTCATCCATTTCCGCCATCCATCACAGTCAAGGCTTGATGGGTCCGGCGTGGAAAGAATCAGCGCAACGTTACTTGGATAAATGGCAAAGCAAATGAACATTAACAATACTGACAAGAAAGCTGAATTGCACCCGATGCCTGTATACATGCTTGAGGGTATACCTTATGTGCCGCACTACATTAAACCCTATCATTGGGTTGCACCTGGAGGCATAACAAGGACAACGACATGGCTTGACGAGCGGCACGCTAAGCAAACGATGCGCCCACTTTGGATGCGTACTTGGGTACTTGAGCGTTTCGTTGATTCGACACAAAACTTATAGCATAATCATGAGGTTCACGGGGATGCTGAATGTTTCGGATCAAGCGGGCGACAGAAATGTCACAAACCACCGAGCAAGCCATACGTTTTCTTCAGAAAGAGTGCTTGCCGCTGGACACGGTGTTAAGCCCAAAAAACGGTTGGTGGTGGATTGCGTATTGCGATGGACGATTAGCGGGATTTGCAGCTATGTTGCAGTCCAGCAAAACGCCGCAGGCCGTGTACCTAGCCAGGGCCGGTACGCTGGAAGCGTTTCGTGGCCGGGGGCTGCAAAAGAAATTGATCAGAGAGCGTTTGAAGTTCGCCAAGGACTTAGGCTTGACGCAGGCCATTACCGATACAACAGACAATGTGGCATCAGCCAATGCTTTGATCGCCACAGGGTTCAGAATGTTCGAGCCGGAAGACCCTTGGGGGCTGCCCAATACGTTGTACTGGAGGAAGACGCTTGCCGTACAAAGATCCGAAGGTTAGGGCTGCCAAGCAAAAGATTTACGCCAAGCGTCATTACGAAAACAACCGCGAAAAAACAATCAAGGCAGTGCTCGCATCAAGACGCTTGTTGCGCAAAAAGTGGCAAGTGTTTAAGTCTACGCTTTCATGCGAACGATGTGGCATTCAGCACGAAGCCGTTATCGACTTCCACCACGTTGATCGTTCGCCGCCAAAGTACAGCGTCAATCAACTTGTTAAAGACGGTGCCATTGCTAAAGCGTTTGAAGAAATCAAAAAGTGCATTGCCGTTTGTTCAAACTGCCATCGCATCTTGCATCACGAAGAGCGCAAACTAGCACGCAAAAAATTAAAACTCAAACAGAAAAGGAATAAGACATGAACGCACACTCAGAGTGGTCACCATCAGCCGCCGAGCGATGGATAGCGTGCCCGGCATCAATCAAACTCTCACGAGGTGTGCCGCCACGAGAAGCCGGAGACGCTGCAAAGATTGGAACAGCGGTACATGCGCTGGCGGAAACGGTGATGCTGACAGGATCAGCACCGCATACATTTGTCGGAAAGGAATTTGAAAGTGTTGAGATTAGCGAAGAGATGGCGTCTTGGGCCGAGGTCTATACGGACTTTGCGGGCGAACTGGAAAAGCGCATGGAAAGTGCTTGCCTCATCGAGGAACGTCTTAGGATTCCTAATTACGCTGGCGCTGATGTGTATGGCACTGCCGATCTTATTTGCTTTAACGATGTTGATCTGGTTGTTGGAGACCTTAAAACAGGCCGCATTAAGGTGGATGTTGAAGGTCCGCAACTTAAGATTTACGCGTTAGGCGCACTGCAAAAGGCACCGGCAAGCGTGAAGAACATTACGCTTGCGATCATTCAGCCAACACAGGAGCCTCAGATCAGTTTGGCGTTTATGACTAAAGCCGAACTCATTGACTGGTCCGCCAATGTGTTTGAACCGGCATTGCGCGATACGCTGGCACCATTCCCGCCAACGCATGAAGGTGAGCATTGCCGCTGGTGTCCGGCCAGGTCAAAGTGTCCAGCGAAAATCGCCAGAGTTGAAAGTTTTGCCGGTGTAACGCCAAAGCAAATTGATGAAGCAACCAATGAAGCGTTGAACGCCATGATGAATGTGGCGGACGATGCTTTGCATACGATTGAGGCCATTAAAGAGCGCGTCACAAACGCGCTGCAAGCAGGGCGTGAGTTGCAGGATTGGACGCTTGTACCGAAGCGTGCAACGCGTAAATGGCAAAACGACGAGTTGATGGCGGGATTGCTTAGTGCGCACAAAGGCGCCGTGAAAACAGTACCGATCACGCCAGCGCAGTTGGAGAAGAAATTTCCAGATGTTTACGAAGCATTCGCGGAGAAGGTCACCGCTGAATCAAGTGGCTTAACACTTGGGCGCAAACCAGCGCCAAATTTGACCTCACTTTAATTAGGAAACTTTGACATGCTAGGACTTACCGGTGGTGGATCAGGACTTCCCTACATTCGTTTCTCGCCATCCATGAACATGTGGAGCGATAAGACAGGGCAAGAGATACAACTCAAAAAAATGTTGTTTGACATTGATAACGTGCAAACGGGTTGGTTGTTGCTTGAAGCCGGTGTGCGTGATTGGCAACCGGATCAAGAGTTAGGCAGACAAGGACCGAAGCCGAGCGATGCGCATAAGCGTGGGTTTGTGGTGCGTTTCTTTAGCCGTGAAATGGGTTGGGTTGAATGGTCAAGCAATGGCGCAGGGCCGAATATGGGACTGGAAGCGCTTTACACGGCAGCCGCCAAGGATCGCAATGCGAACGCTGGCAAGTTGCCGATCATCGAGTATGTTGGCGCCGAGGCCATGAAGGTTGGCAAGGGAAACACGCGCAAGCCCAAGTGGAACATCACTGGTTGGGCGCCAAGACCATCGGATGATGCGGGTGCCGCGCCCGTTGCTGCGCCTGAGCCTGTGGCCGCTGCGCCTGCAAAGGGTGAAGAGTTTTAAGTAATCACTTATTCACAAAACCCGGTCTTTTTAGGCCGGGATTTTTTGACTCTCAAGGGGATGATATGGCAGAGGGCGTTTACAAAATCACGGAATCGTTTGAAGAAAAGGTTGCCGAGTACACCGGCGCACCATACTGTGTGGCGGTAGATAACTGCTGCAACGCTTTGTTTCTAGCACTAACCTATGAACGTGTGGCGGGAACGACGATCAGGTTACCCGCAAGAACTTACCCAGGCGTGCCCTGCGAAGTGATTCATGCCGGAGCAAAGGTTGACTTTTATCCGGTTGAAGGCAAGACGATCAAGGGCGCGTATCAATTAGCACCTACGCGTGTGTGGGATGCTGCGCTGTCGTTTACCTCCAACATGTACATCAAAGGCTCGTATATGTGCGTGTCGTTCACCGGGCCTTATAAGCACCTAAAGCTAGGCAAGGGCGGTGCGATTCTTACTGATGACTATGCCGCCATGCTCTGGTTTAAGCGGGCGCGTTTCAGCGGGCGGCGAGAGTGTTCTTATCACGACGATTATTTCGACATGATCGGCTGGAACTTTTACATCATGCCGGATGTGGCAGCGCGTGGCTTATTGCTCATGAATCAATTTTGGGATCGTGATGGTTCGCCAAAAGTGATGGAGGACATTGAGATGAGCTATCCGGATTTGTCTAAGTTTCCGATTTACGCGTTTGGGGGTGATCGATGAATCAAGACTTTGAGTGCCCAAGGTGCGGGCATTGCTGTGCTGACCGTGAATGGGTTGGGCTGACGGATGAGGAAATAAACAGCGTTCGTCATAACCGAGATTGGACTGCGGATTGGACTGATACGACTTTTGCAAGAGCCATCGAAGCCAAGCTGCG